CTGAGGGTACTCGCGGGAAACTGCGTCCGCTCCTTCCATGTAATCGTAGACATGGGGAAAGGCGTAAGGCACCTTGTCATAATCATCCCAATAGGCTACGATAGGGAGAAAGGGCTGGGGCGGCGCGTCACCTGTGAAGTTGTACGCTCCCGTCATCCAGTACCTCGCGGCGTAGTAGGTGTTGGAAACGCCCCGGTAGGTCTCGCCCAGGTTCTCCGGCGTGTCATAGATTTGCCAGTTCCAGCCGTAGGCCGGCATCCCCAGGAAAATCTTGTCCGGGTCCATGACCCGGGTGGCGTAATCGTAAATGCCCTCCAGCCAGCTTCTCGGAGAAACCGGCCCCGGCGCGGAGCCTGCCCAGGCCATGCCGTAGCTCATAATAGACGCCGTGTCACAGCAGGAGTCGAGGTCCCCATAGACACACCAGTTCTCGCCGCCCACCGAGCCGTTGACGCTGGTCATCCCTGGCAGGCAGATGTTCATGTGCTTCGTGGCATCGTAATTCTTTACCGTATTGTAGATGTTCTGGAACATGGCGGTGGACGCGGCATGGGTGGAGTAGCCGTCCCCTCGTTCCAGGTCAATGTCGATGCCGTCACACCAGGGATACTTCTCCATGATGCGGATGATCTCCGAAAGGAACATCTCCTGCGCCCCGTTTGTGTTGTCCCGCAGGGCGCGGAAGATGCTGTTCGCCCCGTCGTTTGCCACCGTCAGCAGCCACTTGATATGGGGCCATTTGTTGATGTAGGTGAGCATATCCGAAATCGCCACGCCGCTCTCGTAAATCTCCCCGGTGGCCCGCACCTTAAAGGAGAACAGCCCGATCTGGCTGATGCGGTCGCCGTAGTCCCGGAGGGCTTCGTACATCCGGGCATTGCCCATGAACGTCCATACCATGATCTGTTTGCCTTTCAGTGTGTCCATCAGATCGGCTCACCTCCATCCTGCATTTCCTGCATCTCAAACAGTACCCTCGCCGTTTTCCCTTCCGGGAGCGCCACCTTATGCTTGGAATCCCAGGCGGCGCTGTACTGATAAAAGCCCTCTTTTTTCTCCGGGCTGCCGTTCTTCGTACACTGCCGTGTGCTGGCAAGCAGAGCAAGGTCCGCTTCGGCGGGGACGGCGTTGGGGAAGGATACCTTCTGGCCGCCCACGCCCTGGCAGAGGGAAACTGCCCCCGCTTCCAGGTCGGACTTGGGGTACAAATGCACATCCAGCCCAGCGGAAGTCTCCCCAAGGTTAAAGAGGATGACCGTTTCCTCGCCCCGCACCACGCCGTTGAACCAGACAGGGGCCTTGACCTCGCCGTCCACACGCAGCTTTTTAAGGAATGGTTCGGTATGTGGCGTGTATCCCGTCAGCGCCGGGCCTTCCTGGAGCATCAGGTCCGTAAAATAGATCGTGCCGGAGCAGTCCGCAATGGTAGGCTTCACGGTAACGCTCACGACACGCATATCCTGTTTCCGGTTGATAACCTCCGCCAGCCGGATAAAAGCAATCTCAGCCATCCAGCGTCCACTTCATCTCGCAGGGATGGCCTACCCATCCCGTCACCACGGACCCTGCCTGCAGGAGGATGTCCGTGATATAAAGCGTCCCGGTGCAGTTCGTGATGCACACCCGCACCGTGATGGACTTGACCCTGGAGGAATAATTCTCCGGCGCGATCCGGGCGGAGGTGGATGATAAGTATGCCATTTCGTCCTCCTTCCATCAGTACAGGTCAATGAATCTTGATTCCGTACTGCCGTCCTCATACTCAATGACCACTTCAATGCCCACCTGGGCGTCATCGCTCAGCTTCTCCAGATTCTCCGAGCCGATCTGCGCCGACAGGGTGTAGCTGGAGCGGTTGGCGGGATAGACGGTCTGGGACAGGCTCTTGGTCATGCCGGCCACGCCCTC